GAATTGATATGTGATTTGTATGCAATTACACATTTTTACAATTGATTGATGGTGACAATTACGGAAGGAATCGCGGGATGCGGCAATGCCAAATCGGGTGTTTCAGCCAATAAATTGATTGCCCCATTTTGTGACCACATGATTTGAATGGAATCCGTTGTTATCATGTCAATGAAAAAATTCCATGCCGCGACCAATTTACCCGCGTTTGCTTGTAAACTCACATGTGTTGCCGTGTTTGGGACATCCGTTCCATTTTTTCGCAACCATATTGAAATGGTTTGTGCCGATCCGCCCGTCACGCGGCTTAATTGCGCCGAAAATTGCACATTATAAACACCTGGATCGGTTACACTATACAAAGTATAGTTCGATAATCCGTCAAGACCAACCATAACGCCGTTATTAAATGAATCCGATGTTGTTGTTTGCATTGCCGTAATTGTTCCAGATGCGCATGTTTGGGTGTTATTATCCAAAAACGAACCGAATTTTTTTCCCGCCCATGCTTCAACTTGCGTTTTTAAATTTGCCCCGCTTAATTTGCTTGACTTAAAACCTACACCATCCCATGCATCCGAATCAAAATAATCCAAATCATTGATGGCAAATATTTCGTTTGTGTATTCATTTATTTTGATTCCCATTATGCTATAATTTTAAATTGATTATCGGTCGTGATTTTTTCGTCATTCCTTGTTGTGATTTTTAACAAATCTTTTGATGTCGTGCAACCCTTTATTTTTATCGTAAATTTAACCCCATTTGTTAGATTGACCAAATTGGGATTGAAATAGCATTCCATTCGCGCAATTTCTGGTGATGGATATGTGATTGGTGTGACCGAACCAATTCCCCCCGTTAATGGTGTCAATGGATTGTTCGGATTTCCATCATATCCGATTGCCGATGATATGATATTTCGCGGCGCATTTTCATATGGTTCGATGGTAATCATTCCCCATATGTTCGTTGCATCCCATATTTCGCCATTTGTCAATTCATGATATGCAATAACACGCATCAATTCATTTTCCACAACGACACCAACAACATCATTTGTTGAATTGATAATCAATTCCATTGTTTGGTCAATATCAGCATTGGACGCGTAATTTTTCAATGTCAAATCGTTGTCAAAAACGTATGCCAATCCGCCCGTCACCGCTTCGCAATGCAATCGAATTTTCCAATTGGTTGTGTTCGCATACGGAAACCAATTTCGCGTTTGGTCAAAAGGATAAAAATCGGCATCCGCGTTGATTTGTGCTAACCAATATTCCCATCGATACAAAAACGGCAATGTAAACAATACCCCGTAATGCGTTATTGTGTCATCCGAAGGTGACAATTCCAACCTTGAATCCCTTTTGTCCGATGTCGTTGGTAATTGCGTCAAAATAGGTTGTTGCTGATAAATAATTTGGTTTGTTCCGTTGAATGGAATGGATGACAAATCATAAAATGCTTGATGCAAAGTGAATTTTTCACCCGTTACATTGTTAAATGCTTCGATTCGCCCCGTAAATGAATCATAAATCACACCCTTTTCAAGCAAAAACACCCCACCGAATTCAATATCATCCTCGATATCACCAATAAATCCCGTTGTTGAATCAGTGATGTAATCGTAATTTTGACCATGGTCGAAAAATGTTGATTTTGCCACCAATAATTCACCCGCAACGGGCGGTGATTTGGTCAATTGCCCCGAATAAATCAATAAATTGATGTTGTCAATCTTTACCCAAATATACATTGTTCGGTCACCAATCACACGTCCATCCATGAATGTGTTAAATGCCGCATTTGGTGTGAATACAAAATCAAATGTTGATATTGTTCCAACGGTTGTGACACCCGTCACATTCATCGTCCATGCCGCACCATCCTCATTTAATTGTGATGAAAATGCCGAACCATATCCCAATGGTGTTGATGGCAATACCATCGACAATTGCGATTGTGAAAATGGTCGATTGCGATAATACGCATCATCGGTTGAATAATACGCGCCACCAATGCCCCAATCGGATGATGACAACCAATCAATGACGAATTGTCCCGATGTTGGTATTGCATAATCCAATGATGTAATTTGTTGAACAATTGTTCCCGCGGGTGTTCCAATGTTGTATGCCTGGTTGAACCACCCCGTGTTCGCATCCTCTGAAAATGTGAATGTTAATTGATTGTATGGTTCACCCAATAACGATTGCCAATTGGTTTGAACAAACAATTTCAATGCGCCCGATGTATCGAATGATGATTCGTTGTATTGTCCCGCCTGGATCACCAACATTGATAATTGATAATTGCGCACATCATTTGGATAAATGGTGTTGTCCGTAATATCAACGATGCAATCAAATTGCCCCGAACGGTTTCCAACTTGCGTTCCCGTGATGGTGTCACCCGTTGTCGTTCCCGAAATATCAAATGTGAATGTTGTGACCTCGCCATCAATCAATGAAAATTTCGTACCCGTTGCGCCATTTTGCACATGGTTCAAATTGACAATCAATCCCTCGCGTTTGCGTCCCGTAACCGTCACACGAAGGATTTCCCCCGCGGTGAAATCATACCAAACGGGAATCGAATTCACATCCAATTGGTTCGCGGTGACATTTGTTACATTGGTAACCGTTGACGAAATAATCGAACCGCCATTTGTGTACACATTTATTTCAACATCATCGTTGTCGCGGAATCCTTCATCAAGGAAATTTCCCGTTGCCCAAATGATGATGTTGTTGATTGGATCAAGGGAAAAATTGTTCGCCCCGCCCGATTGAACACGGATACATTCGGTCAAATCTAATTCAACCGCGATTCGGTCACCCGCATTTGCTTGATAATACGATGTGACGTTTGAAAAAACATCCGCGAATTGTTTATTACTTATCTGGATTGGCATATTTTTTTTGTAATTTATTGATGAAATCGGCATCCCCTTTTTTCAATGCATCCAATGCGTTTGTCACATCGGCTTGAATGGGTGCAACCATTGCAATTTGTTCGGGTGTCAATTTAGAAATCATTTGTGATTGTTCCAATTTGACGCGATCCAGGATGACCGATAATTGGTCAATTGATTGTTTTAAATGTTCCATTTTAATCGTTAATTACTAACGTGTTGACCTTGCCAATTGCGAAATTATTCCGTTCGCGATATGTGATTTGCGCAAATGATTTTTCATCAATCCATTCGATTCGTAAAATTTCACACATCACCCCGTTAATTTCGGCAAAGTTATTATTTAACAAATTTACGAAATCGGATTGCGTCATTCGGATACGCGCTTCATTTTTTATCACATAATCATTCAATTGAATCTGATTGATGTAGTGAAATTTCCCCCATATCGAACGCGCCGCCATAAAATCTAAATAATCTGGTTGTTGTTTGCCGTTAATGCAATACAATAATTTTGTTGTTGTGAAATAATTTTGCGACACCATCAACACACCTTTTCGATTCTCAATTTTGGTTGCGAAATTTGTTCCGCCGCCAAAAATTCCCGTCAAAAAATCGATGAATTCAAACATTCCTTTGACTAATTTTTCCAACCAATTCAAATTTTCTTTACGCGCACCCATTGCAAATGGAATGTTGACATCGTTCAATCCCTTGATGGATACCAAATCGGCATTGACAACATTTGTTGGTTCGGTTGAATATTCCGCATCATGATAATCATAAATTTTATCCATGGTGTGGATGTCCATCGTATCCAAATTGTAATGGATGTAATATCGTTTCCACACCTCATCCGTATTGTATGAAAATTCATCCGTTCGTTCGGCTTGTAAATTCAGCGCGGGAATGATATTGTTCGGTGTGACATTCGCCCACCAATCGCGCCGTTCAAATTGGACAACACCATTCACAACACGCGTTCGCGCATTGAATAATATTTCCGCCGCATCGAACAATGTCCCAATTGTTGGTGTCGTGTCCGATGATGATGGCACACCCTTGTTAAATGGTGCGGTTAATTCTTCGGGAATCCAATCAAAAATTGATTTGCGATTGCGAACCAGGGGAACGGGCAAAATCGTATAATTTGGATATTGAACCGCCAATGTTGAATTGAATGTATATCCCAATTGTTCACAACCCACACGCATCAAATCCCAAATTGTGCATCCCAATAAATTACGGATTGGCGGAAAAATCAACGAATAAAATTTGGTTGCCATCTGAATGATTGCGACCAATTGCGCCGCAATAAATACAATTTGCGCGGTCACATTTATGATGTATGCGATGATGTCACCAACATCGATGGAAGGGGGAACACCCGCATTTGGTGTTGATGCTTGAATCCCTTGCGATAATGTTGTTGCCAAATCTTTTATTGATTGAATCAATGCCGATGTCATCATGTATAATGTGATGCCCGTAATCAATGCCAATTCAACTTGATTATCTTTGATTATCACATATGGGACATTGAATGTTGGGAATTCAACATCGCGTTTCAACAATAATTCGAATGATGTTCCCGCGGCATTATCTCTAAAATTGTCAATTGCCTTGCGCCGTTTGATTTTCAATTCACATTCAAAGGATTTGTATGTGTTTCCTGGATCGGTTAAATCAATGTAATAATCCAATGTGACACCGCCCGATTCGACCGAATAGGGAATCCCTTCGAACAATCCAATGGTTGCAATGTGTTGTTTTACCATCGCATATGCTTCGCGTGGCAACACAATTGAATCAACATTCAATGACAATTCATCGGGATTTCCTTCAAATGTGGACACGACACCGATGGAATCGCGGTTGCGCGGTGTTATTTCAACACCATTTAATAAATGCCTCATTTCCTTACTTTGTATCGGTTAAATGTATGCGTGTTCCCAACCCTGGTTGTCTTAACAATTTCCATCATTGATTGCGTTATTTCACCCAATTCAATGTTGGTTTCGGGTTTGTTTTGAATGACTGATTTCAAATCACGCATTTCATTGACCAACACCGCCAATTGCATTGATTCCGCACCCTTATGACCATGAACCAATTTCCCCGCTTGATATTCCATTGCCATTTTAGCCAATGATTCATTGGACATTGAACCGATTTGTTCATTCAATGATTTCGGGACAACACGTTCGTTCGGGTGCAATACTGAAAGGAATCCCCCTTTGCCGTCTAATCCGCGACCATTCGTTCCCGTGTCTTCGATTCCTTTGTCAAATGTTGGAAGGGATGCAATAAATGTTTGCAACAATGCCGTTTCCATCATGGTTTCCTGCAATGGGTTCTTTGATCCGGACGCAACCTTTGCCGCATACGTTGAATATACTGATTCCGCCAATTTAATCCGTTGTTGACGGCGCATTTCCTTTTCTTTGCGTTGGTTTGCTTCATTTATGATGCGTTGTTGTTCCGCCAATGATTCCTTTGCGTTGATATTTCCGTTTGCCGCCAATTCAGATAATGTATCATATTGTTGTTGCGCGGCTTCGCTTTCTTTATCCAATTGTGAAATCTTTTTGTTGCTTTGTTCAATAAAAAAATTAGCGGTTTGTTCGGCAAATTTCGCGGAATTTTCCCATTGTGTTTTGTTTATTTCAGCAATTTTATCCGCGGCTTGTTGTTCCGTTTCAACGCATTTTGCCGCATAATCTTCTTGCGCGGTTTCCAAATCCGTCAATGTTTGTTTCCGTTTTTCCTTTGTTTTATCATCTAATTGTGACAATTCCAAATCCATTGCCATTTGTGCATTGGATGCTTCCAATGCGTTTTTGGATGCTAATTGTGTTTCATATTTACGTCTGATTTGCGCGGCTTCCAAATCATGTTCACGCGTCAACAATTGGTCAATTAAATCGATTTGATATTGTCCCGTTTTTCCGATGCCTTCCATTTGCGCCTGGATCGCGGATGCGATGTCCTTTTCGGTTTCGTATAATTGCGTTTGTTCAATGATTTGATTTTCCAATTCCATCAAATCAAGAGTTTTTTGAATTGCTTCATTGGCATCTTGATGTGATTTCGTTTTTTCTTTGGTTGCTTTTGTTGCCTTTTCAGTCACGGGAATGTATTTATCTTCCGTTTCCGTTGTCAATTTCAATGATGTTGTTGCGTAATTGGTCATCCTTTTTTGCGCCGCCCCCAATTCATCGGTTAAACTTTTATATTTTTCATCCCATGTACCTAATCCGCTTTTGTCCAATGCTTCGGATTGGGACACACCCTTCAAAATTAAATCGTTGTATTTATTTTGCAATACGATACGGCTTCCAATTTTTTCTTTATCCATTTTGGAAATATCCTTTTCAAGTTCCTGTTGTTTTTTTAGATTTCGTGTAATTAAATCCTCGTTTGCCGCCAATGTATATTTGTTTTTTTGATATTCGATGTAATCTCGAACGGCAACATTCAATTGATTTTGGAACGCGGTTTCATCACTTAAATTTTTTAGTGTTGTTCCATATTGTTCATTGATTTTTCCAATCAAATCCTTTCGTTCTTTGGAATTTTCATTGGTTTGTTTCAATTGCATAATCAATGAAACGTATGCGGTGCTTTCTTTGGCAATTGTATCCCTTGCCTTTTCTGATTCCTCACGCGCCGCCTTTTCGGCTTTATGCCGTTTTTCAATTGCTTTTGCGGTTTTGTCATTGCTTGACATGTAGTAGTAAACACCCGCCGCCAATGCCGCCAATCCCGCAATTATCGCAACAATTGGCAATGCTTTCATTGCTTTACCCAATCCAGACGTTGCAACCGTTGCCGTTTCCGTTGCTACAATTTGACCTTCGGTCACCAATACATCAACCTCTTTTGCCGCGGTGAACAATCCCATTTTGGATGCCGTTGCAACAAATGCCGCTTTGATTTCGGTCAATTTATCACCCAATCCCCCCAATGCTTCCAATGCGTCACCCAATCCCGCCAATGCTTGTAATCGCATCATTGTTTCCATGACCGCTTCGGATTGCACACCCATCAATGCCATGGATGATTCAACACCTTGAAATGCCGCAATACCAACCGAACCAACACCCGCAATCCCTTTTGACAATGTTTCAACCGCCGTTCCCCCCGTTGCTTTGATGACGGCTTGTGTATCGGAAATTTGGTCTTTTAAATCCCCCGCCCGTTGCGCCATTTCAGCGAATCGCGGATCGGTCGTTTCCATTTGTTGCAATGCTTGTGTCAATTGCCGCAATTCTTGTTTCAATCCTTTTGTCGCGCCCTCATAATTACCAACATTGCGGAAATTGTCCCCAACGGTTTTATCCAATTCTTTTAATGCTTTGTCATTTTTACGCGCTTCATTTGTAACATCACTATATTGTTTCGCCAATTTTTCGTATGCATACGAATTGGTTTGTCCCGTTTGTTCCAATTTTACCATTTGCGCCCCCAATTCTTTTGATTGGTTTTTAAGGTCGCGCGTTGATTTTTCCAATCTTTTGTATGCACTTGCTTCATCATCCGCCGCCTTGCGAACCTTTTCAGCCGCTTTGGCTTGTTGTTCTTTGGCTTTTGCTTCAGCCGTGGCGGTTTTCAATGCTTCGGCTTGTGCCTTTGATTGTTCACGTTGCGCAATGGCGGATTGTTTTTCCGCTTCGGCGCGTAATTTTGACAATTCAATTGCATCCTTTTGAATCTGGTTCGCCTTTGTGGTTGCCGATGTGAATTCATTGATTCCTTTTGATGAACCCAAATCAGCATTTCCGATGGTGCTTTTCAATCCTTCGGCGGTTTGCTTAAATTCCGCGTTTAATTTATCAATGGTTGATATCGTTTTTTCAGCTGATTCGCGTATCCCTTTGAAAATGTCTTCATTCTCAAATAAATCATTTGCTTTTATTTGCTTTGCCATATTGGTCAATTAGTGTGAAATATTCGCGTGTCGTTATGTTTTTAGAATTTACCCAATGACCAATCCATTTGGACAAATGAACCAACATTTGGTCGATGGTGATGCCATCACCGCGATGCATTAACATTGAATCCAATTTTGCAATGGCAATTTCAATTTCGGTCAATTTGAACCGATTGCCCGTGATTACAAAATCCAATTCCAATAATGCCTTTTTTTTCATCGCGTCAAACATTTTTTTTTGCATCTGATTCAATCCGAATTCACGGATGTAATCGTCATATATTTGTTGCCATGTTTCGATGTCTTGTTCGGGTGATCCAGGAACACCAATTCGCGTGAATTCCAAATGTCCATTATGGCATTGAATCCAATTGAACAATGGAAGGTCATCAATCCCCTTGTAATATTCGCGCGGCTTCGATTTGAAACCTTTGAACCAATTCATTTGCCAATCGTGTTTTGTTTTCATCCGTTAACCCAATGATGCCATCACCATATTTGTTGAACAAATCGGTTGTTTGCCCGAATTCGTCAACCTTGATTGGATCGGCATCGATTTCAATCGCATCATCCAAAATGGTCATCACCATGGATGTGTAAAATGCGCCCGTATCATACAACGTGTATGGTGTTCCAATTGCCTTTTCTGGATTCAACATTGCCGTGTATGCGGAATATGTTCCAATGATTTGTCCCAATTCATCCACACCATCGGCGAATAATTGTTCCCATCGTATCCAATCCAATATTTCCGTTTGAAATTGTTCATCACGGAACACCTCGCGCCATACATCCGAAAATATCAATCCCCGTGATTTTAACAACAATTCCCCCAATTTCGTTTGCATCAAATCGAACATGATACAAAGGTAAAAAAAAGGGACGCATGATTCACGCGTCCCCTTTGTTTGTTAGTAGTGACCAATCAATCGTTGGTTTTCGGTTTTGATTTCCCTTTTGGATTGGCTTTATCCCATGCGATTTTAACAATATCCTTGCGAATGTGTGCGAAAAATGCTTGACATTCAGCCAATGAAATCCCCGTCAAATGTTCAACGGCGAATTCGATGCTTCCAACCTTGATGTGTGCCATGATTACAATGCTAAAAATGTCACCTCACCATCATAACCTGGTTTGATAACCGATAACACCATTTCATCACCCGTTGTTTGTGCAATAAATGTGAACACATACGTTCCCGATGGTGCTTCACTTACTGAAATTGAAACGATTGATGACGTATCATTGTTAAACAATTGGAAATCCGCGGCAACCGCCCCAACAAATTGGATTGGATTCAATGCCGTTCCATATTCCAATGCCAATGTCGCTTGATATGTGGTTGCGGTTGATCCAGGAACGGAAAAAATCACATCCAATAATCCCGTTAAATCGTTGAAATTGATTCCCGCTTCCGTTGGTGTTATCATGTACATCGTTGATTCGTCAAACAATCGGTCAAAATCAAAAGTGACCATGATTTTTTGTGTTGTTGAATCCGTTGCGAACACGAATGTTGGGTTGAATGATGGATTGTCAACGGGGATTGGATACAATCCGCCATTTACCTTTGAACCAACCAAATTTCCATTCACATCAACGATGTAAACACCGAAATCAACACAACGATTGTTTTGTAATTTACCCAACAATGTAGGTGTGGAATCTTCCGCCCACAATTCACCGCTGAATGACCTTTTGCCTTGACGCAAAAACACCATTCGACCGCTGTTTGCTTCCTCGAATTGTGAATCCGCCTTTGGCAATTCAACATTTTCGAAATTTGGTAACGGAAACCATCGTTTTGATGCATCCGCTTCATTGATTAAATCATCCCATGTTGGAAGGGGCAAAGTTAAATCAATGTAGTTTAATGAACCGTCATTTGCTTTGAGCGGAACCATTATCAATTTACTCGTTACACTTTGTAACGGAACACAATTTGGACGTCCCGTGTTGGACAATCCAGAATTGCAATTACATCCTAATGCCATATTTTCTAAATTTTAACATTTACAATTTTGTTTATACTTTGTCAAGGTGACACGCATTTCAACCCCGCTTAAATTTGCATCAAGGATATTTTTAAACACCCCTTGTTCTTGTTCCACACCGAACCGCGAAAATGTGATAATTTCGTATTGGTCAATGGTCTGATATGACCTGGATCGCGCAACCGATTCCATGAATTCACCAACCAATTGTGTCATTGGCATCACTACATTTGACCGATGGTCGGATGTGTAATATTGTGTCACGTTGGTTTCATCCAGGAAAAACAATCGCACATCCGTTTCGAAATCAATCGTTGATTCGCGCCCGTATGTTTTGAATCGTATCAATTCCAACAACCAAATAACGGGTGTTTTTGCCATCAATGAATTGGTGACCTTCGACCATTCGTTGTTCGCCGCGATTTTTGTTCCCGATAAATAGAATGGATTTGGCAACAATAAAACATTTGATGGCGGTTCGACCGTTGGATTTGTTGGTAATGGTTCTAAAATTAACGCATCATCAACCAAAGAAACAATGGTGAACGAATTCCCCGTTGTTTCATCCATGACAATTTTACCAACACGCGCCCATTTAAGGTTGCATGACACCCAAATGTTCGGATCAACATCATCATTTAATTCGCCGTAAATGTTGCAATCAATTGATTGAACCAATTCACCAACCTCAAATGCGATATCAGTCATCATATCCAATAATTAAATTGTTTGTGAACACCCGAAAAATTGTTGTAATTCCCAATCCCGATTAAATCAACGACCAATATCGCGTCATCATTTCCGCCCGTGATGGTCAACACATCACCAACTTGATAATTTATTCCCTTGTTGGTGAAATATGCCGTATCAATTGCGCCGCCCGTTTCATTTATTGATAACAATGCGCCCGATCCGGAACCGCCCGTGACGATGACATTTTGCGCGTCAACATATGCAGAACCTTGATTCGTGATTGATGCGCTTACAATTTGCCCCGTTGGTGCATTAAAATTGTTCACGATGTGCGTTTGAATAGCGCGATATGTGCGAATTGATTCATTGTATCGGGCATACATCATTGAATACAACGTGGACACATCCGCCGAATTTTCACCCGTTGGACGTACATTCCCGTTGATGGTCATTTGGTTCGTTAAATCCTTGCAATATTCAAAATAAACGAATCCTTTCAGCATGTCAATCAAACCGTTCGACACAATCAATGTGTTGAATGCGATATTTTCATGGAAGGGATTAAACAAATATTGAAAATTTGGTGAAATTGGGATGTTTAAAATTCCCATATCCCCAACATATTCATCGTACATTTTAGCACCGAACAATTGCATCATGTACAAAGGTTCGTATCGGTCAATGTAATCCTGGATCGTTGCGTTCGCATACATTCCCGTATGCAATGCAAATTTCCCATTAAAATCGTTCGGTGTTAAATAATACATCGTTTATTTTTTTATGCGTCCAAATCCCCGTTGAATGAAATATTTCGCCAATTTCCCCGCTACCTTGAAAATTTGACCTTTACCCATGTGCTTCGATTTTCCATTGGATTCGAATTCATAAATGGATTGGTCATCGATTTCAACATTGATGGTCAATTTTTCATCCGTTTTTTCGACATGAATATCAACTTTTTTCGTGTCCAAATCAGCGCGAATATCCCCATTGACATCCTTTTCGATATTCAAATCGATGTTCGGTGTATCAATGTTGATGGCAACATCCCGTTTTGGTTTGCGTGTGCGTTTCTTATTTTCCATTTGATGCAAATTAGCGGGGGATTTGCGTCCCCCGTTAACATTTAATTAGTCATTGATTGCCGCCTTTGCGGTTGTAAAATCACCCGTTACAAATGCGAACACCTGGTTTGCTTTAACGTAATGAACCAAACGCGCTTCCGCCAAAATGGTCACCATGTTGCGTTGAAAATCATCGTTCACATATCCAACTTGCATGTTCACATCCTCACGAACACGAACATTTGATTTTGTCATGTCACCAACAAGGAAATCACCCGCGGCAATATTCGTTGTTGAAACGATTGGCAAATTGGCAACGGTTTGAACACCCAATGCATCAACCAGAAACATTGGATATGTGTATTCGCCCGTTGACGTTTTTGTCAATTGCATTTTTGCAACATCGTTTGGATTCAAAACAACGTGTGTTGGTTCGAAATTAGCCGATTGGATTTGCGCAATTGCAACGCGGATCACATCCGTTTCGTTTGCCAAAGGAATTGAACCCGCGAATGAACCCGCCGCAAATGTTTGAGCAAATGACAACAATCCGTTGATTTCAGCACCACCCGCACCATTGATAAGTGAATCTTCGATTTGTGATGCGATTGCTTCCATCAAATCCGTGTTGATTTCTGATTGGATGAATGCCAAATCAGCCAACATTTCTTTTGAAATTTTGATTGTTCCCGCTACCTTTTTAACCTCTTCGGATACCTCTTCGTATGTTGGTGCGAACAAAGTTTTTGCTTCACTTTCAGCCGTCCAATCCGCACCAATTGCGTTGGTTTGCGTGATGTACACAACATATTTTGATGTTGTTGTTCCGCTATTCACAACGTTGCGAACCTTGATAATCGGACGTTGAACGCGGTCAACACCCAATTCCAATGTTGACAATGCAACATTCCCATCGTATGAACCCGTGATTGTCGTGTCCCCCATTGCTTTTACATTCAAATTGAATGTTTGTCCTTTGGTAACGGCATCAAGGATATCGGAATGCTTTTCAGCAAATGCACCCGCCAATGTTTGCAATCTTTTTGGTGCGTTGTTTACCGCCTTTTCACCCATTGATTCTAAACGTCCTTCGAATCGTGCGATTGCCTTTTCGATTTCCGCGCTTTTTTCGTTCAATCCCTTCAAAGATTCAACCTCGTTTTTTAGGTCGTTAACGTCACTTTTCGTTGCCGTTCCTTCCATTTTTTCAGTGAACATTGTGTTTAATTTTTCCACAACTTGTTCTGGTGTCAATGTATTTTCCATTGCTTTTTTTGTTTGTTTTTAATTTATTGATTTGATTACTTTATCCCAATCGAACGATCCAGGTTGTTCCATCGGCTTTGCTTCGTTCGAATGCTTTACATCAAGCGGTTCGATGGATGCAAGTGACAACAATTGTCCGTTCAAAAATTTTAATTTCATTTCCATGTTGTATAGACGTTCATCCGTCCCTTTGCCATTGACCAATGCTTTGATTAAAACATCGATTTCATTGGATACCTTTTCGAAATATGATTTGCGTTCCTCTGATTTCATGACATCAACAACGGGTGTGAATTCGTTCGCGCCAAATAACACCGCCGAACCTTCATATAATTGGACTTCGGTAATGTTCCAAAATCCAATCCCATCGGGTGCGCTTGTGTCCTCGATGAATCGCATTTTGTCCTTCATGTATTTAAATCCGATTGAATGTTCACGAATTATGCCATCCTGGTAATCATTCCATGCGTCATTGGCATACGATGAATGTCCCAATTCAGCAACCGCGAACAATCCGAATTCATCCTCTTGTAATGTTAGGAATTTTCCAATTGGTTTTTCCCAATCATGGTTGCGTAAAAATGCAATTTTTCGGTTCGATTCTGAATTGACACCGCGTTCCAAAATGGATTTCGCAAATGCGCCCTTCTGGATCATGTCCATATCGGAATCAATCACCCCAAATTTGGACAAATATATTGCAACCTCACGTTTTCCCGCGTCCATTGCTTTGATTTCGAATGCCGATTTGGTGCTATAAATGTTCGTTTCTTTTCTCATTATTGTGTGATTTGTGGCGGTTGTGGCATGGTAATCATTGCCGATGCAATCGATTCCGCATATCCGTAATAATTTACCAATGTGTTTATGGCGGTCACGCGATCCATTTGCCCCGTTGAAACCGCGGTGTTCAATGCGATGATTCCATCCAATCCCCCAACGGTTCCCCTCAATTGGGTTTGCGCTTGTGCCAATCCCGCCGCTTGTGCGGTTGCCGCGTCAACTTTCATCAATTCGATGCCGAATTCCGCCGCGTATTGTTCCGATGTGATTACACCATCACGCAACATGGTTGAATAATTGTTCACACGGGCGGTCATTGCTTGTTCCCTTGACACCTCATCATCTTGTAAAACGGGCAAATGACTAAAATCAGCAATCAATTTGTATCCCTCATCGGTCAATTTAAATTGTTGCATGATGGTATCATACATTTGTTGCGTTTCGGGGATAATGGTATCGGTGTAACACATCCGAATCGAATCTTTTACGTTGCTGAATGTTGCCCCTTTATCCGATGAAAATAGATTGTAGTTCAATCCGTATGCGTCAATGATTGCCAATTTATCCGCGGTCAATTCTTCGAACAACATCAAATCGCGTGTTGGATACGACATCGGTTGCCAATTCACTTGCGATTCGGTGATGATTAGTTCATCCTTTGAACGTGAATACCAATCGCGTTGGATTTCGCTTTTTTCTTCTGGTGTCATTGGAATCGAACCGCCGATATCAGATTTTTGCGCTGAAAGGATACCAATCGCGCCAATATTTTCCAACAATACATTCCTTTTATGATACGATGCTTTGATGTTTGACAACGGATATTTCAACGCGTCAATCTTTGACGTTGGTCGAATTAGATTCATCCCATCCGCGGTTGTCAAATAAACGACATCATTGATATCTAATTTTTCAAATGATTCGTTGTCGTATTTAAATCTGAATGAATCAATCAACCCATCCACATCCATTTGTTTCAATGTGCGCCCCGTGGTTGTGATTTCCATTTTTCCCGATGGCAATGTCACCATAATGTTCCGTTGATTGAACGAACGTAATGGTGAATAGGCAAAGGAATTGGAATACAACGCATCGTTGACTGACAATGAATAAACGACATCCGCCCATGATTGCATCGGGTTCGGCTTCTGGATCAAATCCAACAACCAATGGTTCGTCACCTTGTTGCCATCGCGGTCAACCATTACGGGCTTGTTTGATGACATCATTGATGCGCGTTTGTCAATCACCGCCCTCAATTCGGGGATGGTCATAAACAATTCCCATGCGTTTTGTGTATCAATCCAAACGGCGGTTTTAACCCCCCACAATTGATTGGCGGTCGGAAACAATCGCCGCATCTGGTTGATATATCGGTTTTCGCGGTTCGCGTTCACACCGAAAAATGCTTCCCAAAAGTTTATTTCCACATTATTTGAGGATTGATTTTAGCAAAGTTAATGCAAATTTTTGAACATTGACACCATAAAAATTGACAATCCCGCGATGCAATCGGGCGCATCATCGTTTTTATTCTTTCCTTCCTTGCTAAATGACAACACATTTTGGATGAATAATTCGGAATGATTGTCCCCATTTTTAACGAATTGCAACGTGTGCATGATGAATGCTGATTGCATGATGATACGGGTGATTTTGTTTGTCGTGTTGTTGACTTGCAATATCCGTGTTTTGGTCAATAATTGCAATTGACGGGCAAACATCGCACCCATGTTGTTTGATTCAACGCGGCAATATGTGACGTTCCATCGTGTTAATTTTTCCGCGCACATTGGCAATGTCACATCGGTGTTGTCACGGGTGAACACATAATCAACGACAAATGGTGTGTTCTTTACGATGGCGCATATTGCCATGGCGGTGTAATCCGTTCCCTGGTCGCTTACATCAATGTATGCGATTGTCCCCTCAATGGGATTGGTTGCCGTCATTGCTTCGAATTCCGCTTTGTCGATGAATTGCAAATCAGCAAACAAACGTCCCTTCATATCAACGGGTTGTTGTTGATATTCCGCCAACCATATTTCGTTTGCGGTGCGTAATCGTTTGATTTTATATTCATCGGATGTCATGACGGCATCACAAAATGACACATCGTTGTGATCCAGGGCGGGAACAATGACCGATTTTTCGTATTGGTTTTGTCCCATGTTGCGACCAATGACATCATTCAATGACCAACGTGTCCCAATATCGATGCGTGAACATCCAGATTCAAAACGTGAATCGTGTGTTGATTCCTTCCATTGGATTATTCGGTCGTTAACCGTGTCCGACAATGCATCCTCGATGCCCCGATAAAGGTCATCCGTAATTGCGACATTGGACGCACCGAACCCGATGATTGTTCCCCCAACACCCGCACCGAAATATGATACCATTTTCGCCTTGTTGGTGTTCCAACCTTGTAAATTGGCTTTGTCATCTGACAATTGGACATCGGCGAACACACGTTTGAATCGTTCGTTTTTGACGATGGCGCGAACATCATAACTAAATTTTAGGTATAATGTAGCCGTACATGTGTTGCGCATCACGGATTTTTCGGGATTCCTTCCAATCGTCCATGCACAAAACAACGATGTGATGTATGATTTTCCCGCGCGTGGCGGCATTGATACCGATAAAGAATTGATTTTTTTATCCTCGATGGCTTGAAATCCATCCGCGACATCCTTCAAAAATGGTCGTTCGGTGTAGAATTGTTCGTCATAATACAAACAAAAATGCCAAAATGACCTTCGACACAATTCAATTCGCAACAATTCACGAACGATTTCCCGTTTATTCGTTGTTTGTTCCTGGTTCATTCCCCAACAATTCAATGATTTGGTCGGTTGTTAGATTGGATAAATCGGGCGCGATGTGTTGTTGACGCGTTTCCATGAAGGATGTTGATAATCTTTTGCGTTCTTCATCGGTTGCCATCAATTTCATCAATCCGATTTGTAGGGCGGCATTCTCTGAATCGCGCCATTTGTTCCGTAATTGCGTTTTGGTTGATGTGCGCACATTGTTCAATGCTTCCTTTATATCGTCTAATTTATCCAATTCATGATTGTAAAAGGTCGCGCGTGAACATGGAATGAATGTCACGACCTCATCGATGAACACCAATTGATGTTTTTCGATTGCTTCCAATGAAAGCCGAATCAATTCGTTTTTGTCGTATGCCATGTTGATTGTTATTTTGAACCTGGATCAATTGATTCTGGTTCGAATTCGACCATTTCCATTTTGACACTAAACACATATGGTCGACCATCAACCAAAAGGATTTGAACGGGGATTGTTCCGATGGCGGCATTGTTTATATTGCCATCGTATGCCAATTGTTCCGCCTTTTCAATTAGGGTGTTTATGCTTAGTGATTCGCTGATATCTAAATCAATTTGTTGTTCAATGTTTTGTTCCATTTTGTTCCGTGTTTTTATTGTTTAATCATCGCAATCCATACACAATATGGGTTCACATGAACCATTGGCGCACCCCTTCATGGTATTGATGATGAAATCAATTGATTCGTGATAATTTATCTTTGCCCGTTTCATTACGATACGCGCGATTTTGTCGATTGAATATATTGGTTGATGTGATTCGATGCAATATCCAACAATTGCCCCATCGTATTCGTCACCAAAACAACGATCCAGGTCATCGAATATTTCGTAATATTCCATGTTTAACCAAATATCAATTGGTAAATGAACCAAATGATGCATCCCACCGATACGCGTGTAAATGAATACACCATCAATGGGATATCATCGAACCATTTTTTGATTGTCTTTTGGTCAATCCATGGAAGGAACACCAGGATTGCGCGGTCGATAAAATATATCATTCCGAACATTGGCAATAATACCAACCCCAATGCAATTTTGAATCGTTTTTTTGTCATGTCTTATTCGTTTTGTGCGCCCGTCAATTGCCATGGCAACGGTTAAATCAACGGGCGCGGTTTCAAAACATCCCTACAAAGGTAGGTTAATTTTCGGTTGTGTGGTTCATGATTGTAATCGTGTGCGTGAATTCGTCATTGTGTTCGATGTGTAAAACGTACACATGATGTTGACGCAACAATTGGATGATTGGTTTGATTGATTTGCGTGTATCATCATAAATTCGGATTGCGTTCAATGGTGAATATCCAAAATCTTTTGATATTTGAACGATGGCATTCCAATTGCAACATGGTTGACTTATATAATGATCAACCAACAAATCGCGCAATGCTTTTGCCGTAATGAATCCGTTTTTGTATCGTTGTTTCACAATGGCAAATTACGGATTTTCATTTAAAAATTTGCCAATCTTTTCAATTGTGTTGCCGTGTAATCCTTTGTTAATGTCCCCATGGATGTATATCCACAATTGGGATTGATGAACACCCGCACACCGCGCGAATGATGCCAATGTCATGTTCTTTTTTTCCATGTATTCGGCAATCAATCGTTTCGTTTCCACATTGATGTTCATTAAATCTTTTGCTTTCATCTGATCCAGGATTAAAATGGCAACCCATCATCACCCAATTGCACATTTGATGCATCCGTTTTTGTGACGATTGATTGTTGTTCCCTTTGTTGGAAGGATTGATTTGATTGAATTGGTTGCGGTGTTGCGTTCTGGTTTGTCAATGATATTGCCCAACCATCGATTGTGTTGAATACCTTTTCGATGCCATCGTTTCCAACCCATGTGCGCCCCCTCAAATTGTAATTGATTGACACATTGTTCCCAATGCTCACATTGTCCAACAACGCACATTTATCGTTGCTAAATTGAATCAATATCGTTTGCGGATATGTGTCATCCGTTTTGATTGCGATTTCGCGTTTGCTGAATTTATCAGACACTTGATTTGTTTGTCCGATTTTGTACACGGTTCCCGTGATTGTGTTCGTTGTTCCCATTTGATTTGTTTATTTGATTGTTAAATTGTATTGTAAATTGCATCATAATATTCGCGGCATAATGTCACGCGTTGTTGCATTGCCTGGATGACATCCGCATCGTAATCGACACGATATTTTTTCACCCGTTTTTCAATTGGGATGTGACTAAAATTGTGCATTCGGCGCACATCCTCATCCGCCATCAATTCGATTTCCGTTTGATTAAAATTTGCATATCGCGGATCGGGCAACATTTTCCACACCTTGCGATTGATTTCATCCAACACCATTTGTTCGGGTGTGTCTAATAGCACATAAACCAATTCGGATGTCCGATGTCCCGACAATTCCATGTACACTTGTAATTGGAAAAAATATCCCGCCGTTGGGATTTCATCCGCGAACCAGGGGAATGTTAATCCCGAAAATGAACATTTGATATCCGCCAACAATGTTGGTGTCAACACATCGGGTTCACCCGTGAAAAATTCGTTTATCATCCGTTTTTTTGTAGGTTCAACATCGAACCAACCCAACACCTTTGATGCGGTTTCAATCCCCTCTGGTTCCAATTGGATACCTTTGTCGATTGGTTTGCTTGATATGTCATCGGTGATGCCATATTTGTCAAACAACACGGATTTTTGAACGGATTTTTTTGCGGTTTCTGAAAGGAATTCAGATTTGGAACGGGGATTCGTCATTAAATCCCCCATTTGCGATGCCCTCGCGATAAATTGATGTGTCATGTTTTGATGTTTTGATGTTTTGAATTGCGAATATAACGAATTTAATCATTTATTTCACCCAATGTTGCCAATTGTGATTCGGTTAATTTGAAATCCCCCTTTAATTTGTTCGCGTCCAATGTCCCGTTTTGAACCGCTGAAATGGCGCGAATGAATTGTTGGTCGTTCAATGTTTTTTCCATCGGCTTTTCGGCTTTTTTCTTTGGTTGTCCTTGACCATCGGTGTCCGAATCGGATACAATGCCCAAAATGGATGTCAATGCGTAACGGCGCATGTATGACAATTGCGAACCGAATGATTGCAATGCGTTCATCCCTTTGAAATCCAATCCCCCGATAATATCCGTTGTTGACATGATTCGCCCACCAGATGGGAAATGAAAAACAATTGTTGTGATGGTTTGCCCGTTGACCAATTGCGTGAATCCCAAATCGTTTTTTTTCAAAATTGGGGTGATTTTTTCAATGATTGTGGGCAAATCCGCGTAACTATACCCATAACCCTTTGTTGTTTTGTGGATGATGGGGCATTCGTATTGAAATTGCGCCATTGCCGTCAATAATTCTGGATTGATTCGTTGTTCTTCCATGATGTTTTGATGTTTTTTTGATTAGTAATTGATTGTAAATAAACGGATGCCAAATATTTTGACCTCAAATGTGCGTGGTTTTGGTTTTGATGATGTCAATTCGCCATGTTCAACCTTTGGTTTTTCATCGTGATTGATAAATTCGGACACCAACGATTGGTCAAATGGTTGTTCCTGGATCAACACATCCGATTTTTCCGCGATTTGTTTACCAAATGATTCCTTCCATGCTTTGTGTGATTCCTTTTCAACGGCAATTGGTGCGATTTGCGGTTGTTTCTTTGTTTTGGTGAACAATTCACCCTTTGATTTGCGTGAACGCAATTCAGCATGGTAATTGTGAACCGCTTCGGCAATCTGAATGACCATCGCAACATTGGGATTGTTTCCAACCCATTTTTTGTGACCGCCTTTTGCGTGTTCAATGACACCCAATTTTTTCAAAAACGTAATTGGATGCGCCCCGATTTTGAATTCACGCGCAATTGGTGTTGTGTTTGCTTTTGGATTTGCATCCAATGCCGCCTTGATTTCGATAAATGCCGCCATGTAACGGGCAATTGTCGTTTGACTGATTCCTTTTCTTTTCATGTTGTTATTTGTTATTTAGGTTAAATTGATTACAAATTTTAATGAATCGTTGACGTGGCAATTTTCTGAATTGTTCAACCGTCATATTCACGGATGCCGCGATGCGTTCCATTTTGGCATCAAGTTCGGCAATTGTTGACATTTTTTTCATGTGTTTAACGTTTTGGTGTCATCAAATATAAAAATTAAAATCAATATAGGTCATAATTGGATAAAAATATTTTTATTGCCATCTGATATGTGTCAATCAATTCCAATATTTCGGGGATTGTCAATTTCAAAGGTTGATTCCGGATCGCTTCCAATTCATCAAATTGTTGTTGACCAATTTTGACAATCAATCGGGGACGATACTCAACCAGGTTGCCACCCTTTTCATGGTTGCAATGAACACATTGACCATGGCAATTTTGTATGTGGTAACGTAAATTTGGATATGAACCAACGGAAAAAAAATGTCCCGCGTCATATTTCGAACGGAATGGTTTGCCGCATGAAATGCATCCATCATTTTTATCACGCAATCGAACCCATTGATTAAACACCTTTTGCAAATCGTTCCGATAATCGGATGCGGTTTTGTTTGCTTTTTTCATTTCCCGTTTCCGTTCCTTCCAATTCCGTGATTCCATCCGTTTCAATTGTGCCAATTTGGTCATTGCTTCGATGGTTTTGCAATCTGGATTCCAACAATATTTTTCAAGTGATGAAAAACGCGGTTCGAATTGGTCACCGCAATGTTTGCATTTTTTCATAATCCGTTGTAAAGGTTTGTATTTTGTTCCTTCAAATTTTTGATTTCCAATCGCATTTCCATATTTTCACGATGATAATTGTACATGACCGAACGCATTGTTGATATTTCCATTTCCATTTGTTCGATGGCGGCATACACATCCAACATCGATTTCATGTGTTTATTCATTCCATCAATGTAATCGGTTGCATTCGGTCGTTTTTCCGTCACCTCATCAATTGATATTCGCAATGAATGAATGATTGCCGTGACATTTGATTTTGCTAATATTAAATCTAATTGTTCCATGTGATCCAGGATTAAAATGGTACGTCATTGATTGGTGTGAATTCATCATCATCCGTTTTTCCCTTCCATGAATTGCCACCATACAAATTGATTGTTGTTGTTGGTTCGGTTTGTTCACCCGCATAATGACGATGTTCAATTCCATGGATGTCGTTTGATTCGTAATATCGTCCCGCATCAACATCGTATCGCATCGTAATTTGACCGATGTTTCCGATGGAACGCGGTTTGATTTTGTTGAAATAAATATCAACCTCATTGGTTTCGAAATCGGGGCGGTCAATTGTAATCATACATTTTCCAGAATTGAACCATTCCGAACCCCCTTTCAAATCATACGGAACGGGCGGTTTCCTTTTGCCATTTTCCTTTTCGGTCAATTTCGGGTGAATGATGGTGTGCAAATGTAGGTCGTTATTTTCCGCAATGGCATTTCGATACGGCAACACCATTTCCAAATATTGTGCATATCCCCCATGTTCATTATACGGATGATTCAAATCCTTCCATGAATCAATGGATGCGGTTTCCAATCCAGAATCGTTTTTGATTTTGACCGCCATGTCCCAAAAATCCATGGGTGTCATTTTTGCTTTTACATCATGTTTGGTCAATACCAAAAAATGGTGCGTAATCCAATCCAATGTGGAAAATATTTCCTTTTCGCTGATATGGTTCGGTGAACCTGGATCAAATGATTTGCCCGTTTTTTTGTGAATCAAATCCGCAATGATTTCCACATTTGAACCAACATCGGGAAAATATATCAAATGCCGCCATCCGTACATCACCGATGTGTTCATCAACATTTCCATCAAAAATTGTGTTTTTCCCGATATTGGATATCCCGTCCAATCCGTGACGTTCCCCAATTGCATCGAATAATGGTTGTTAATGGAAGGAAATCCCAAATATTTCCCTTTGTCATGATACGTTGTTCGATACGATTGCAATTTGTTCAACACATCCGATGCGGATGTAACTTTGAACCCTTTTAACGATTCCAACATGGGACATTTTTAGCATTTGGTTTGTTCGTGTTTTTGTCGGGAACCGTCACCGCTGAATATTTATCCAACACATCCGCCCGTGAAAAGAATTCGGGTGTGCAATATCGATATGCCGTGTTCACATGATATTCGTTCGATTTGCAATTGGTGATGGCGGTCGCAATGTCATCCTTTCGATATCCTTGTTTCAATCGCGCCATGAACGCGGTTCGGTTCTTTGAATTGATTGTGCGGAAATTTCGTTTGAATGTGTCGTTTATCAATTTCAATAAAGAATCAAAATCGATATGGTCGATTGTCTTGACATCGACATCATCTATATTATTATTTATTACACTTACATTAACATTTACATTATCAGTTGGATTTGTTGACGTGTGTTGACGTGTGTTGACTTGTGTTGAATTGTGTTCAACAAAATCAACATGTGTTAACATGTGTTCAATATTTTCAACATGTGTTGACATGTGTTCACTTTTGTTGCGTTTTTCCGCGCTCATTTTTCCCGCCTTGCTTCGCTTTTCTCTGGTTTCATCCCATCGCACCAAATCCCTTTTCAATGATTGTTTGATTGGTTCAAATGCAATGTTGACAACGATGTCATCCGTGACCGGATCGCGGTCGTTGACGTATTCCAAAAGGTGTTTAAATAATTTCCCCGCGTATTCATCGGGCAATTTTTCGATTGTGTGAATCAAATCCACATAAAGCAAAAATGATTTTTTATTGGTTGCCATTTGTTTGATTTTAGTGCATAAAAAAACCCCTTCATTATCATTGCAGGTCTCACGTTGCAATTCAAATAAAGGGGCAATAATGCCATGTGTTCATATTGTGAGACCGAACACCGCTAATTTAATAAATATTCCTTTTTATGTTGGTTTTTATTATCAACAATTCATCCATCGATTCGCAATTCATGATGTCATCAATCAAAAATCGTGGTTGTGGTTTGTGATCCAGGTCATCAATCACGGGTTGAACATGATGCAAATAAATCGCATCCTTTGATTTCGTGAATTGCTTATGCATTTTTATCCCGTGAATAACCGTTGCATGGTCTTTGTTGAACAACAATCCAATATGTGACAATGATAATTTCGCCATGTGCAATTGATGATACAAATAATATCGTTTGTAAATAATTGCTTGATGGCGGTCGCGCCGTGTCAATTTGTATTTTTCGATGATGTCATAAACATTTGACATGAAATTGTTTGATTCTGGTGTCATCATGATGTTGCCTTTTTTATTTCGCTGATTCTATTCACCAATAATGCATCGTAATTGTTCCACCATTTTTTGCGATCCGCGTGTGTGATTCCATGCGCAAATTGTGGTTTGATGATATTGGTTTGTTGCCCTGGTTGTTTGATTGTTCGTTTTGATTTCATGTTCAATAATTTGGTGATGTTAATTTGATGATTTGGTCTTTTAATTTTTCAACCTCGCGTTGATATGCTTTAATTCGTTTGCGTTCTTTATCGATTGTATTGTGTAAAATGACAATGGAACGGTCGCGAACATCAACCGATCGTTTCCATTGTTTGATTTCATTCGCATGTTCAATGTGTGTTTTGGTTTGTTCGTTCATATCCTTCGAATTGATTTGATAAGTGAATGATGGCGGTCAACAATGCGAACCGCGTGTTGTTGGTCGTATGCATGAACCTGGATCGTTTCCAATTTTCGTTTGAATGTTTTGGGGCATACGTTAAAAAAACGGATTTCAAATGTCATCATCGTCATCATCAATTTCGGTTTCAATTGTTCCATTTCCATCGCATTCGATGCATTCGTCACGGAAGGGGATTGAATAATCCCCATCATTCGTGTATCCTTCGATGATGCCCGTTCCATGGCATTCAGCGCATTTGATTGATTGTGTCATAATTGCGTGATTTTTTTGATGATGTCCATTTTGAATGAATCAATGACGGTTCGCGTTGAATGATATTCGGGTGTGCCAATATGCTTTGAACCATGTTTCAACATTTGATTTTCCATATGGTCAATTGATATCAACATGCTTGACATCGCGTTCATGATTTCAATTACATCATTTGCTTTGTATGCATTCAATGTGACATGGTATCCAATCAACGATTGATGCAATGCAAATTTTTCCTTTTGTTCTGGTGTTGGTGTGTTCATGATGTTTTGATTTGTTAAATTGAATAAAAATAAAATACGATTGCAAGGATTGCGATGCCGCACAACATTCCAATGAAGGATTCCATTTGTTCTGGATCACGCGGGATGAATTGGTTGATAAAATTTTTCATGTGATTTGATGTTTTGTAAATGTGCGTTGTGGATGCGCACCCCCCGTTGTGTATTTTTACATTGAAAATGTGAATCCTTTCATTTTTTTTGCACATGAATTGCCAATGCGGAAACATCCTTGCGATTCAATTTTTGTTCCTTTAATGAAATCACGTCCATCAATTATTTCGCTTTCAAAAATATTGTATGCCATCCAATCTACACCCATGTGTACATATAAACTTTCATCGTCCGCCATCAATTTCCCACAACATTCGCATTGGTCTGATTCCATTCCGTATTTTTCCAAATTACGTTCGCGCATTGGTGAAATATACAATTCTTTTGATTCAATTTTAAATTCGGTGTTTTGTGTTGCTTTCATGTTTTTGTTTTTAGGTTTTTTCCCGTCATTGGGTTCACAAATATAAAAACATAAAATCAATATACAACACTTATCAAGAAAAAAAAGTGAAAAAAGATTGAAAAAAGATTGTATAAACGCAAAAACCCCCGTGGATACGGGGATTCTTGTGACCTAAATTTTCTACATGAAAAGAAAAAATACCTAATAAACTAAACTTGTGCGTTTGTAAATGTACTAAAATTCTTTTATCAAACAATACGTCACATCCTTTTGTGGTTGCAAATAATCCATGAATTGAACATATTTCGGTGTATCATTCACAACTTGACAACCTAATGACCATGCGCCGATGATGGATTTGATATCCTGGTTCGCTAAATTGTAGGTGTTCGCATGGAAATTGATTCCGCAAATAACGGCTTTTGACGCATTTTCCTCGATGCGGTCATCTTTATCCCCGTCACGGCTAATTAAAAACGTTCTAACTTGCTTTAATGCCCTCATTTTGCCCTTGTGCAATCCGTACCGCCAAACATCATAATACCATTCGTTGGTTTTTATGACGGCAACACCTTCGGGATTTTGTGATTCGTATTGCATCATCCCGTTTTTTCCCGCGTTGGTTGTTCCCGTTGTCACCATCACAAATTGTTCACCATGGAACAAATAAAATTTATCGTCAAACGTATTGAATTGATCCAGGATTGATTGAACACCCAAAATCCAATATCCCGATGGAATTGATTTGAAGGATGACAACGATTTGACCTTTGTCAACAATTGTTTATCCGTGTAATTTTTAACCATTTTTTGATTTCTTTTTGCCCCAAATGATGGACATGATTACAAAAATAAACGAAAAGAATGCTGCCGCGATTTTCCCGTAATCACCGCGTTGATCCGGTGTTGCTTTTGGGAATGTTTTTTCAATGACCTTTTCAATGATGATTGTGTCAACAATGACCATGTGACCATCAATGACCAATGGTTGCGATTGAATGACAGATGTGTCAATTGTAATCGTCACCAATGGTTTTGCGTTTATGCATTCAGTCCATGCAACAAACAACAAAATTGCAATGATTTTTTTCATTTTGATTTTGATTTTAATTTTGCTTTTACCCAATCAATAAAGATATTATAAATATCATTCACCATGGAATCCAATTTGGATGTGATTTCATTGGCAACCCAACCCACACAAAACGAAATCAGAATAATAAATTTCGGGGACAATGTAGAATAAAATTGTTCGATGACACCGATAATTGAAAATGTCAAAATACCCGCAATCATCATTCCCAAAATCACCGATGTGAAATGCAATCGTGATTTCAATCCTTTAAGCAATGCCCCGACCATCCCGACCGCCATTGACAACAAATCACCGAATTCGTTTAAAAATTTCATCCTTTACGTTTTTATACAAATTTATCAATTATGCTTGTTGAAATGGCAACCCCAATGAACCCGTGTTGACACATAAAAATGTTGTCAATGATGCCGTGGTGAATGTATCTTTTCCGTCCCAATAATTCCCAACCTCATCAAATGGAATAGTTAAACGATACGTCACGTCACGAATGATAAATGCGCCGTTTTCCGTACGAAAAAATACATTTTTCAATTGAAATTCGGTCGTGTCGCGTCCCGCTTGAATCGTCAAATAATTCCCTATAACTTGTATTAAATTCGTTCCCATTTTTCTTTGTTTTATCCGTTAAAATATGTTCTTTGATTCTTTAATTTATCCGCGACCTTGCATGTCAACACCGCTTTTCGTGAAAATTGTTTGTATTCAATTGATGGTGATTCGCTTACAATTACCGCAATATCCAGGTATCGATATGAATGATTGTGTGCATTGTAATCTGAAATGAACAATTCATTTTCGCTCAAAAGGTACAAATCAACCAATGGTTTGATGATGCATTCGTCCTCTGGATCGGTCGTGATTTCGTAATCATTCAGATTTTCACGAATAACGCGTTTCATTTCGCGGTTGTTGTAAATGATATTGTCGATTTCGGTGTTCGGTTGACGATTTCCAATGAACCCATGGAAACGATGTGTTGATTCCACATTTGAACCCGTGAAATCAATGCCCTCGATTTCGTGATATCCGTTGAATATCGCGCGAACACGCGCCGTTGTCAATGCGTTCTGGATTGTGTATTGTTGCAAATTGTATTCCGCCCATGTGAATTGTCCCGCAACCCCCGCAATGTTAAACGTCACAACCAATTCGTAATTTCCAACACCATCGGAAACCAAAACATCCGCCCAATTGATTGTTGTATAATACGCGTTTGGTTCATTTACAAATGGAATTGGTGTTGGTGCGTATGTTGTTCCAATACCGCATTTGAATAATCTAAATGATGCCGAATCATCAATCGATGACAATTTTATCCATGCGGATGATTTGTCATTTTTCCATGATTCCGTTCCGCCCCCCGCCAATACGATTTGTTCACAACAACAATCTTTTAATCCGCGTTTTTGTTCAATGAAAATTGGCGGAAATTTGATTGATTGGAATTCAAACGCGGTTCGTTCCTCGTTGGGAACACATCCACAATTAACACTTTCAGTCAATGCCGTGAAATCATTGTCGATTTGATTCACCCAATCCGTTCCAATTGGACATGTTGCGTTGTAATCCAACGTCCAAAATATAACCGAATCAATCATGTTCACAATCACCCATTGCGTTGTATCCCAAAACAAACGGAATTCGTAAACCGTTGCAATAAAAATAAACTCATAATACGCGCGACCATTTATCAATCCCAATGCGGTGACATTCCAAATATTTTCACGCGGATTGTTCAAAGTGACTTTTATTCCACAATCACAATTCAATTCGATTGGGGGACACAATTCCGTTGTGAATGTTGTAAATGATTCACCAACGATCCAGGTAGGAATTGATGCAATCGGACATTGGGTGTATGTTGATTTGTATTGTGCAACGAATGCCGTTCCGCCCAATCCATCCGTTGTGACGTACCAATTGTCGAACGGATCGTGCCACATCGTATAAGTGACCGCATCAATAACCCAAATAAAATAATTGTATCCGTTGTATGTTCCAACCGCATCAACATCGATTGTTTGTGTCAATCCTTCGGCATCGAATTGATATGTGATTTGTATGCAATTACACATTTTTACAATTGATTGATGGTGACAATTACGGAAGGAATCGCGGGATGCGGCAATGCCAAATCGGGTGTTTCAGCCAATAAATTGATTGCCCCAT